GGCGGGAGGACCGCTTTTTATATCTCGGAAAGCCGGAGGAGCCGCTGACGCCGGGGTGCTGGGTGGAGTGGAATGGGACCGGCTATGAGGTGCAGACGGCCCATCCCATTCAGGCTGGCGGCCGGACCTCCCATGTGTGGGCGGTGCTCCGGCCCAGAGACCGGGAGGCGGGCGCATGAGCGGCGGGCTGGATGGGCTCCGGGAGCGGTTGGCGGCTTTCCTGCGGGAGAAAGGGCTCCGGGCCATGACCGACTGGCCGGCAGAGCCTCGGGAGCAGCTGGATGGGCCGGTGGCTGTGGTATCCCTCCGGGGATGTCAGGCCGGACCCGCCGGATTTCAGCACTATCTGGGCGAACGATACGACAAGGAGCGGGAACAGTGGGTGGAGGTCTATGGTCAGAAGGTGCAGTTCACCTTCGGTCTGGACCTCTATGCCCCGCCCAAGCTTGGAGAGGGGGCCATGCAGGCCGCCCTGGACCAGCTGGCGGGGGCCTGCGCCGGAGCGGGCCCAGAGGGGCTGGACATCCGGGAGTTTTCCTGCGGCGAGACCGGGTACGACCGGGACAGCCGTCTGCTGAAACGGCCGGCCCAAGCGGTATGCACCGCCTGCCTGTACGCCGTGACAGAGCCTGGCGGCGCATTTTTGGACTTTGAGGTCAGAGGGGAGAGTCATCAATGAATGTGACCACACACGAGCGCCCGGGGGTGTACTCCGTCTATGGCGCGTCCTCCCTGGTCCGCGGAAGCGGCGGGAGAAAAACGGTGGGCCTGGCGGCGGTGAACACCAAGGCGGAGGCCGGCGTGATCCAGACCATCACCAGCTATGAGGAGGCGGTATCCACCTTTGGCAGCCAGGCGGACAGCCAGGATATGGCGGAGCTGATCCGGGTGATCCTGCTCAACGGGGCGGCGGCGGTAGCCGTCGTCCCCGTGGCAAATGCCGAGGGCTATGAGGCCGCCTTTGCGGCCATGTCCGGCATGGAGGACCTCAGCGTGGTGGTGTGCGACAGCACGGACCAGGAGGTACAGCAGAAGCTGCGGGACAGCGTGACGGCCGCCTCAGCCGCACGGCGAGAGCGCATCGCCGTGGTGGCTGGTGGGGCGGAGGAAAGCGTCACCGCACTGACGGACCGGGCCAAGGCGCTGAACAGCGAACGGGTGGTGCTGGCCGCGCCCGGCGGGGTATCAGAAAAGGGGACGGCCCTGTCCGGTCTCACCGCCGCGGCGGCGGTGGCGGGAGCCATCGCGGGACAGGGAGATCCGGCGGTCCCCCTGGGCGGCGCGGAGCTGCTGGGGCTGAACGGGCTGTCAACCCAGTACGGAGACAACGACATCGATCTGCTGGTCCGGGGCGGTGTGACGCCGTTGGACAGCAGGGCGGGGACGGTCTCGGTGGTCCGGGGGATCACCACCAGGACCCGCTCCGGGGAAAGTGAGGACGCCACATGGAGGGAGCTGTCCACAGTATTGATCGTGGATGACGTGATCCCGGCCATCCGGGAGAGCCTGCGTGCCCGCTTCCGCCGGGCGAAAAATACGGAGCAGAGCCGGGGGGCCATCCGGTCTCAGGTGGTGCTGGAATTGGAGAACAAAAAGGCCCGGGAGATCATCACCGGCTACGACGGCGTGACGGTGACCGCGCTTCCGGAGAACCCCACGGTGTGTCTTGTGGAATTTGCCTTTACGGTGGCCCACGGGCTGAACCAGATCTGGCTGACGGCCAGCATCACCATCTGAGGAGACAGGAGGGAGTACATTGAGCATTGCGGGATTTCCCACCAGCAGTGACATTTATCTGGAAGTGAACGGGGTCAAGGCGGCGGTGGTGCAGAGCTATACCGCCAGGGCCTCCAAGACCAGCCGGGCGGTGGAGGCCTTCGGCGAGGAGGAGCCGGTGGCTACTGTCCCCGGGCAGACCACCCATGTGCTGGAGCTGACCCGGCTGTACGCCACGGACGAGGCCATCCGGGACGGGATCGACTTCTACGGCCTGAGCGACTTTTCCCTGGTCATCTGCAAGCCGGACCGGAAGATCATCTACTCCAACTGCCAGTGGAGCGGCATCCAGGAGACCGGGACCCTGGGCGATATGGTTCTGGAAAAGGTGACCATTGTGGCCGGAAAACGGCTGGAGACGGAGGTGTAAGCTGTGGAGGGGTCTATTTTGGCCCGACGGGACTGCCTGACGCTGGATAACGGTATGAGGCTGCGCCTGCTGTCTGCCCTGGAGGTCCTCCAGGCCCGCCGGGAGGCGGAGGGGCTGGCCCGGGCGCCCAAAGAGCACGCCCTGTGCTCCAATGCCTGCCTGCTGGCCCGGGCTCTGGAGACGGAGGAGGGCAGCCCAATATTTTCCGGCGGCGAGGCGGTCCTGGCGGGGCTGCGGGTGGGGGAGATCGCCGCCCTGGCCAAGATCTGGAGCCAGTTTAACCGGGAAGAAAATCCGGCCCTCACCATGGGGCAGGAGGAAGCCGAGGCGCTAAAAAAAAACTAGCCTCCGACGGGGCGGACCGGCTGCGCTGGCGGGTGCTGAAAGCTTTTGGCGCGCTGCCCTCAGAGCCGAGAGCACAGGCTATGAGGGACCGGGACTATGTGTGGTGCCTGTCCCACCTGGCGCTGGATCAGGAGGAGGAACTGGAACGGCTGTGCCCCGTCTGCCGCGCCCGGGCAGCGGAGTCCCGATGCCCGGTATGCGGGGCCCCCTCCGGTCAGGGGGAGGGGGCGGTCAACCCCGCCTTTGACCAGGAGCGGTATGAGCGGCTGCGGAAGGGGGCCAAGGCATGACGGACTATCTGGAGGAGTTGCTGGACCAGCTGGAGGAGGAAGAGGCGGAAACGGCCGCACATTGGATGGATGCCCTGAGACCTGCTCTGTTTGATCCCCTGTCGGAATCCTCTGGAAGCGCAGAGCCGGAGGCAGTGGGCCGCCAGGCCCGCAGCCCTGCGGCGCAGAGGGCTGAGAACGGCCTGGAAGGGCCGCCGCCGGTCCAGGCGGAGGCGCAGGGGTCCCTGGAAGCGCAGGAAGATGTGGGCGCCTCCCCGGCTTCTGCTCCACAGGAGGCCTGGGCGGCCGCCTGGTCCCCTGCCCCGCCGGAGGAGAAGCGGTCTGAGGCCCGTATACTGGGCCGCCTGTGGGCGCCGGACTGGAGTGTGTCTCAGCCGGATGTGCTGGCGGAGGCCGCTGTGGAGGGAGGGGAGCGGCCCGCCCTGCTGGAGCAGGCGGAGCAGTTGAACCGGGCAGTGGAGCGGGCGCGGCGTGGGGATGCGACAGTCCGCGCTCCCTGGGCGGAGGAGGGCCGCACAGCCCTGTCGGGCCGGACAGGGCAGCGGTCCGGAGGATGGCTGGAACGCGGGGAGGACTCCGCCGCGGCAGTGGACCGGGCCTTTCAGCGGGACAGCCGGCGCTATGACCAGGGCTTTGCCCTGTACTGAGGAGGGAGCTGCGGTGCGTCTGACACCGATGCGCTATAAAAACTATACCTGGCCCCATAATCCCAGGGTGTACTCCATTGACTATGAGCGAAAGATGGCAGTTCACAAGGTGCCCTTTGGACTCTACCACCTTCAGGATCTGGGCCGGACCCGGCGGGTGATGGAGGGGGAAGGGGAATTCGTGGGGGCGGATGCCTATTCCCAGTTCGGCCAGCTGGCCAACGTGTTCTATGACAGCGGGCCGGGTCTGCTGGTCCACCCCCTCTGGCAGGCGGCCAGCGCCTATTTTGTGGCGCTGAGGCTGGAGCAGGAGCCACGCCCCGACTATGTGCGCTACTCCTTCACCTTTTGGGAGGATGTGAGCTATTACAGCGGGGAGGTGCGGACCTTCGCGCCAGCCCAGGAGACCGCCGCCGGTGGTTCCGGCGTGGGCGGCGGCTACCATCTGGTCAGGCAGGGGGACACCTTCTGGTCCATCGCCCGGCAGTATGGCCTGTCTCTGGAGGAGCTGGCCGCCAAAAACCCGCAGATCCGGAACCCGAATCTGATCCGGGTGGGAGAGAAGGTGCGGATCATTTGACCGGTTATGTGATAACGGCACAGGGGGTGACGACCATCCTGCCCGCCCCGGTGTCCTGGTGCTTTCAGTACACCTCCGGCGTCCCCTGCGACAGCTTCCGCCTGCGGTGCATTTGGGATGGAGACAATCAGGTCCGGCCGGAGGAGTGGGCCCTGTTCCAGGCGCTGGAGGGCGGGGAGGTACAGTTCACCGGAGTGGTGGATGAGTGCGAGACCGTTCTGGGCCCGGAGG